GCGCTTCGAAGAACGTCGCCACGACAAAGACTGCGCTGATAGCCTGGAGCGGGTATTCGCGCAGTTCGAGGCAGCAATCAAGAAACTGGAGGACATTGAATAATGGCAACATCAATCAAAGAACCCGGCGACATGACGGACATTGAGCGACTTCGCCTGGTGGTTTCGCCAGCGAGTCGGTCTGTAGACTTTTACGCACAGAGCCATCGCGGCTCACTTGCTGGCGCAAAAGTTTACGAACGCGCCATTTGTGCCATTAGTGACGCGAACACTGGCGTGCGCAGTGAGCCACTCATGACGCTGAGTGATGATGCGGCGTGGGACTTGTTCAAGGAGATGTGCCGCGTATTCGCCGCCGACTTCTCGACGCTGGAGTTCAACGAAGTCTCTCACGACATGGCGGTGAAAGCACCCGGGGCCGGCGGTGGCCGTTTCATCCCTGCTGGTGAGCGCACGCCGCTGGAGGCACAACTGCTGGAGAAGGTTGACACGCTGGAGCGCATCATTGCCGCGAAGGACGACAACCTGAAAGATTTACGCAGTATGTTGCCAATGACGGTAGAATGTGACGGCGCCGGCCTGGCGATACGGGTTGAGGATTTTATCCGCGCTCGCGAGCCTGGCGAACCTCTCACTCCACCAAAGGATGAACGATATTGACCGACGCCGACTACAAGCGGGTCGTTGCCACGATGCCCTGGCGCCACGAAGTCACGCGCACCAAGTCCGGTGCGCTGATTAAGTTAATCGACAGGAACGGCAATGAGGTTCCGCTGACTGACCTAATGAGCTTCATGGAGTTCATAACGGGCAGGATCGCAAATAAGAGCGGCGCGTAAAGCGCCGTTTTTATTGCCGGGCAAACAGCTTTCAACTCCAAGAACCGATCTTTATCATTCAGTTATCGACAACAAACAACGCAAATCTGCGAGGCGAAAATGGCAAGAAAAGGTGGTGGACGTGGTATGCGCGCCATGAACAATGACGTGTGGATCATCCGCGAATCGGTGGTGAAAATCACCCAAATGCTGACAGGTCAGGGCCTGAAAGTTACTCAGCGCGGCATTACCGCGTATGTAGAAACAGATCGCACTGGTAAGCCTGTAGCGGTCAACCTCCCTTACATTCCCGACAACGCAACGGCAGAGCTGTGCCAGGCGGTTCAGGGTTTTCTGGATAAGGAAGTATCGTCTGTTCTCTTCACCGACTACCCGGCGATGAAGAAAATCGAGCGTAACAAAGAACTTCACGCGATGGCGAAGAAGATCGAGGACACTCGCGTAGAAAAAGAAATGGGTAAACGCTTTCGTGGGTCTGCCAGCAACCTGGCGAACACCTCAAAGTTCTTCCTCGACAAATACACTACGCCGAAGCTGAACGAAGCGATTGCAGGCTCTAACGAAGAAGAGGCGCAAGCCATTCTGATGCACCCGCTGATTCGTATGATGGCGGGCATGATGGTCGAATCCGACTTCATGAAGGACAAAATGACGGCTGTGGATGAAACCTACAGCAAGATCAAAAAGTTCGCGCCAGCCATTGAAGCGTGTAAGAGCACGGAAGAGGCTATCGAAATCGCCAAAGCGGTGCGTAAAGCGCTGAATGACGACGAGGACGATGAAGATGGCGAAGGTGAGGGTGAAGGCGAATCCCCATCATTCGGCATCGGTGGTGCCGGCGGTGGCGGTGGTTCCGGTGGTGATGAAGGCGACGAAGAAGATGATGATGGCGAAGAGGGCGAAGGCTCCGGTTCATCTGGCAAAGGCTCTGGCGCCGCGTCTGAAATCAAAAACCAAAAGTCCTCGCTCTGCAACGACGAACTGGACAAAGACACTGCCAACGATTACGACAAAGCGATGGCAGCGCTGATTACCGGCGATACCGCGGCTACAGCGAAGAACGCCGAATATCTGGTTTATACCCGTGATAATGACGTGATCGAAAACCTTCACGTTGGCTCCGGCTACAAGCATTCGATGTTTAAAGACGATATCGAAGGCAAAACTGAACACATGGTTGGCCCGCTACAGAAAGACCTGGAACGTGCCATTTCTGCTCGCTCTCTCGCATCATGGGAAAACGGGCGGCGCTCGGGCAAGCTGCACTCAGCGAACCTGGCGCGACTCGCAACGCATGACCAGCGAGTGTTCCGCCGCAAACACGAAAACCGTTCCAAAGACGTTGCCGTGTCGCTGGTGATCGATATGTCTGGCTCAATGCACGGCAGCAAGATTCTGCTGGCAACTCAGGCTGCGTATGCGCTGGCATCGGTGTTGGAACGTCTGCGTATCAGCCATGAAGTGATTTGCTTCACAACCGGCAAGGCGGTCGCTGACGAGTCGCTGATTCGTGCCGAAGAAGCCAAAATGGGTCGTCGTTATACCCGAAATGAAGCGCTTTATATGCCGGTATTGAAGAACTACGGCGAACGCTTCGGTGTGGATGTGCGCAGTCGCTTCGGCTGGTTGCCGAACACTTCCACGATGTGTAACAACGTCGATGGCGAATCGGTAGAGATCGCGGCACGTCGTCTGCTGGCCCGTAAAGAAAACGGCAAAGTGATGATCGTGTTGTCGGATGGTTATCCGGCCGCTTCCGGTGACTCGGGCAAGCTGAACGATCACTTAAAAGAAGTGGTGAAGGAGTCGATGCGTGCCGGTATTAACGTCGTCGGCATCGGTATTCAGTCTGACTCGGTGAAGTCGTTCTATCCGAAATCCGTTGTGATCAACAACGTGGATGAACTGCCAAAAACCGTTATTCAGGAACTGCGTCACCTGCTGATTCAGTAGTTGGCAACCTTCAAAGCGGTTGTTGTAACCCCAATGACCGCTTTATAAAATGTTTTTCGTTGAGACAACAAACCTTTTTAGCAATTAAATCAGCGCGATGCGCAAGTGGAGATAAGAAATGAGCAACGACAAAATTGAATGCAAACTGGACGGCGCAATGGTTCACTCGATTCAACTGCACCTCCGTGACAACCATCCGGGTGTGACCGTTGAGCAGTATATGGAGCAATTTCCAGGGGCACCGATTCTGTCCGAACTGGCAAAGCAAGCCATCGCGAAAAAGAAAGCCGCAGCAACACCGGCGGCAATTCAACCTGCACCAACAACCGAAGGAACCACAACTGTGGCTGAAACTAAAGGCATTGAAATCTCAAGCGTGGCGGCTGGCGAGCCAGTTAAGGCGAATTTCCACGAAGTGTTCAATCTCGGCATGACCAAAGAGGCGCTGTCTCTGAAAGGCGCACCGATCCCGATTAACATTCTGACCAAACACGCGAAGGTCGATCAGGACATGGTGCCGGAGAAGTCCGACGAATACGTTTACGATATCGACGAACTGAAAAACTGTATTCTGGCGCTGGAAAAACGCATCCCGCTTTACGTGTGGGGCCACAAAGGTTCTGGTAAGTCCGACCTGATCGAGCAAATGTGTGCTCGTCTGAACCGTCCATTCATGCGTGTTCAGCACTCTGCCAACACCGAAGAAAGCCACATCATCGGTCAGTGGGTTGTGCGTAACGGCAGCACCGAGTTCGAGTTGGGGCCATTGCCGGTAGCGATGCAGCGCGGTTGGGTGTTCTGTGCCGACGAATATGACTTTGCTCTGCCGTCAGTGCTGGCCGTATACCAGGCGGTGCTGGAAGGTAAACCGCTGATCATCAAAGAAGCGGATGCCGCTAACCGTATCATCAAACCGCATCCGAACTTCCGTTTCGTTGCGACAGGTAACACGAACGGCTCCGGTGATGAAACTGGTCTGTATCAGGGGACTAACCTCCAGAACTCCGCGAACTATGACCGTTTCGGCATGGTGGTTAACAAGCAATACCTGAACAAGAAAAACGAATCACTGATTCTCCAGAAAAAGGTTGGTCTGGTCGCCGCTGACGCAGACAAGATGGCAGAATTTGCCGCGCTGGTTCGTGAATCTTACGACGGTGGCAAGATCAGCGACACGATTTCTCCGCGCACCCTGATTTACGCGGCAACCATCGGGATCGCTCGTGGCAACTTCCACCAGGGGCTGCAATGTTCCTTCATTAACAAGTTAACCGCCGTTGACCGCGAAACTTGCTCCGGTCTGGCCCAGAGGATTTTTGGTTAATTAGTGGCTTGACACAACGTATTCACTTATCCAAGAATGGGGTTAACGCCCCATTCTGGTAAGAGAAAATGAAAAAGTCAGGCATCTATTGCATCACGAATACCGAAACCGCAATGCAGTATGTAGGCAGCGCGGTTGATTTGGATGGTCGGTTTAAGCGACACATCCAGCAGATGAAAGCGGGAACGCATCCGAACAAGTTTTTACTGATGGATTACGAGCGACACGGCGAGCAATCCTTCCGGTTCGAGGTTTTAGAGCTATGTTCGGATGTGGTTTTGTTTGAGCGCGAGCAACACTGGATTGACCTGCTCGGTGTCGCTGTTACGGGCTACAACATAGCGCTAACAGCGGGAGCACCGTTTAAAGGCAGAAAGCATAGTGAAGCTACCCGCGCAAAGATGCGCGAAGCGCGAAAGAAACGCGCACCGATAAGCGAAGAAACGCGGCAGCGTATGCGTGAAGCAGCGAAGCAAAGGGAAGAAGCCAAGAAGTTGAATGGCTATGAGGTTTCAGAGGAAACGAGGCAGAAACTGCGTGAAGCAGGAACCGGCCGGAAAGTGACCGAAGAAACTCGCGAGAAGCTCCGTAAAACAA